TACGCGTAATGGCACAGATTGACGACCATACCAAGCGCGGCCTTGATACCGCGTACAGCGACACCGGAGCATACAACGCTCTCGATTTCGCGATGGAGCAGAAGCTCCGGAACGGCCTGACCACCTCATTCGTGGGCAGGGTTGACGCCTGCTCCGGCAAGGGTTCTGACGATGGTTCCGGAGCGGTATCGGCTACCCAGCTGACCGCGCAGGCTGACGCCAGCGGCAAAAGCCTCCCCATGCCCAGCATGAGCAGGCTGCCGTATGTCAGGGTTCAGGGCGGCATTGCCGCACTCATCATCGACCCCGTCCCCGGAGACATCGCGCTCTTCTCGTCATGCAAGCAGGACATTTCGAAGATAAATCAGGATACGGACGCTCCGGTTCCGGCAGGCTCCTACCGTCAGTTCAGCCAGTCAGACTCCGTCATGGTCGGTGCGATCCACACCAAAAAACCGGAGGTGTGGATTGAGATAAAACAGGACAAGACCGTCATTATCCATGCACCCAAGGGTGTTAAAATAGAGTCTGATGAAACTGTAGAGGTTACAGCCAAAAAAGTTGACATCACTGCGCCGGAGGTGAGCATCACCGGAGATGTGACCGTCAACGGAAACATCAAGTCGACCGGCGACATGAGCGCGGGCGGCATTTCGCTCCAGTCGCATACCCACAGGGGTGACAGCGGCGGCACAACCGGTAAACCGCAGTAAGGAGGCACTATGGCATACGGTCACACGCTGACGCTTGACGCGGACTGGGATCTCCAGCTTGACGCGGCAGGGAACATCATGACCTCCTCAGGAGATTACGCCGTGGCGCAGAATGTCGCCAACGCGGTCAGGCTCTTTACCAATGACGCATACTATGACGCGGACAGGGGCATACCGCATTTCGCGCTGACGCTCGGCAGGAAGCCTGCGATGAGCGTTTTCCGCGCTGTCGTCAGGCAGGCAGCGCTTGGCGTTGACGGAGTCAGGGCGGCAGAGGTTAAAGACCTCGCGCTCTCGCAGAAGGATGCGCAGAGTCCTGACGGCTCATCGGTCACGCCGCGGACGCTCACCGGAGACATTCAGCTGACTATGGAGGACGGAGAGACATATGGCATTAGTATTTAATCCTGATACAGGCTTTTCGGTTGATGACGTCTCCGATGTACGGGGTGCGGTGGCGCAGGCGTGGAAGCAGGCCTTCCGCTCCGACAACACCGCAGAGCTGAACACCGAGCCGGAGACGCCGGCGGGGCAGCTTGTCGACTCGCAGACGGCAAGCATAGTCCAGAAGGACAGTGAGATACTCTATCTCGCGAACATGCTCAACCCCTTAAAAGCCACGGGCATTTTCCAGGACGCGCTCGCGGAAATCTACTTTTTACAGCGCAAGCCTGCCATACCGTCAAGCGCGGTCATTAAGTGCACAGGCCTGCCCGGCACGGTCATACCCGTATCCGCTCAGGTCATGAGCACCGCCGATGATACCGTCTGGCAAAACACTGAGGCTGTAACCATCGGCGCTGACGGCACATGCGAGTGTGTCTTTGAGTGCCAGTCCGCAGGGCTTATCTCCGCCGCCGCCGGAACGCTCTCGCGCATCAACACGATGGTAGCAGGCTGGGATACCGCAAACAACGAACATGCCGCGACCGTCGGGCAGAACGCGGAGACGCAAGGCGCCTTCGAGGCGCGCCGCTACGCCAGTGTCGGGCTGAACTCACGCGGCACCATCGCGGCAGTCTACGCGCGTGTCGCCAACTGCTCGAATGTCGTCTCCTGCATTGTGCGCGAGAACAAAACCAACGTTCCCATCGAGACCGACGGCTATTTCATCAAGGCGCATTCGGTTTTCGTCTCCGTTGTCGGCGGCAGTGACAAGGACATCGCGGAAGCCATCTACAACTCATGCTCCGCCGGATGCGACTACAACGGAAACACTACGGTATCAGTTACCGACAGCGCGACAAAGGCTGTCGAAAACGTAACTTTCTACCGTCCTGACGAGTACGATGTATACGTAAAGGTCACGCTGGCCGGCAGGGACAGCCTGCCCGATGAGTACGAGGCCACGGTTAAAAATGCCGTCTATGACAACTTCTATGGGGAGTCATCGGCTACTATCGGCGGAGATCCTATCCTGCGTGTTGCTCCGGGCGATACCGTTTTGGCGTCTAGGTTTATCCCCTCCGTCCTCGACTCCGGCATATCGCAGGTAGTCAAAATCCAGGTGTCGGCTGACGGGCAGGCATGGAGCGAGACCGCCTACATGCCCATCACCGGCAATCCAACCCTGACTGCCGACCGCATTACGGTAGAGGTGCTGTCATGAAAGACTTCACGAGTTTTGACGTATGGGACATCGCAGAGACGGTACAGTCTCAGTACGCGACCTCGAAGCGTATGCGCGCGGTCATAGACGCGTTCTGGCAGGCAATCAATCCCAAAGCCGACATCGATTTGCTGTACAAGAAGCTGGTCAATCCGCGTACAGCGGAGGGCTATGGCCTCGACGTGTGGGGCAGGATAGTTGCTATCGGGCGGTCGTATCTCGCTGTCGATGACGATACGCCTTACTTCGGCTTTGATCCTCCGGAAGGCGTCAAAAACGAGAGGCTGAACAGCTTCAATAATGCGCCTTTCTACAAGACGATTTACGGCAAGGTGGAACTCGCGGACACGATGTACCGGACCTATGTCTTTCTTAAGGCGCTCATCAACATCGGAGACAGCAGTCTCGCATCGCTCAACCGCGCCGTCAAGCTGCTCTTTCCGGACGCTGACATTCAGATTTTGCATACGGGCACTATGGTTCTGCGCGTGCTGATACTCTCGCCGTTGTCCGAGAGCGACAAGGCGGCACTTGACAATCTGCCGTGGCTCCCTGCCGGAGTGGGGCTTGAGATGTATCAAGTCATAACGCCGACATTCGGCTTTGCGGGCACGGGGCTGCAGAACTTCACTAACGGTACCTTCGCGACTTATGGAATAACAAAACTTTAGGAGATATTTATGGCAGCATTCAAAGAGCCTAAAAAATTCAACGTCGTCCCCGGCAACGCGGCAGACGTCACAGCCATACAGGACGCCGGCTCGGTGCTCAACCCCTCGATGACTGACCTCTTCCCGGCTATCTACCAGCTTGCGCTCGCGGCAGGCGGCAAGGCGCCGGAGCGCACGACCTTCAACCAGTTTCTGAAGCTTTACGGCGAGGCTCTGTATTTCCTCCAGCGCGGCGGCGTGTGGTCATATGACGCCACTGCGGACTACCCCGCCGGGGCGGTAGTGGGCTATTCCGGCTCTGTGTATCTCGCCCTGAAAGACAACGGAAGCGGCACGGACGCCGGAGCGGTCAGTCCTGACGCTGACGGCGCAGTCTGGCAGAAACTGCCCACGCTCGCTGATGTTGCAAAGGCTTTTCTGCTCATTTCTGACGCCGAGGCCGACTACCTCAAAAAGACTGACGCCGCGGATACGTATCTCTCAAAGACTGACGCTTCGGTCACATATCTCTCAAAGAATGACGCTTCGGGCACATATCTGTCAAAGACTGACGCCGAGGCCGACTACCTCAAGAAGTCTGACGCCTCCGGCACATATCTGTCAAAGTCTGACGCCTCGGACACATATCAGACTAAGGCCGACCTGTCATCGCAGATTACTGCAACGGTAAAGTCCGGCTGGTACACGAACTTCCCTGACGGCGCTGAGGCGCACAACGCGATGTGGGGCGGACGCGACATCACCGCCGACTTTGACGCCGGAACAGTCTCGGAGCACATCGCTGACGGCTCGTTCAAGGACATCTTCCCCGGCGACTACATTACGAAGCAGGTTACCATCTCCGGCACGGCGTACAATGTTAACTGGGTGATAGCCGACTGCGACTACTGGATAAACAAAGGCGATGGCGATACAGGCATGGAGACGCATCACGTGGTGATTGTTCCGCAGGCTCCGATTTTCAGCGCGAATATGAACAACGACAACGTTACGACAGGCGGATACAAAGGCTCGCGCATGTACAGGGAAACTATTCCGGCGTGCGCTACAGGCATTGTCAACGCCTTTGGCTCAGGGCATATACTGACGTTCAGGGACGGCATATCCAACAGCGTGGACACCTCGCATGTTTCGTCAGGCCTTCCGCAGTTAACAGGCACTCCGGGCTGGTGGGGCGAGTGGGTGTCAGTACGGTGCAACCTGA